GAGATATACAAAAAATGATGAACTTCATATTATCGTAATCGATACAACAGGAAAAATTTCTGGTACAGCAGGAACAATATTGGAAAGATTTGGATATGTTTCTAAAGCCAGCGATGCTAAAAACTCCGATGGTACTTCAAATTACTATAGAGATGTCATCAATACTCGTTCAAAATACTTACGACATGCTGGACACTTATCTACAAATTGGGGAACATCATCAACCGGCGGAGTTTCTTATACTACAATGGCTGCAAATTTAACCGCAACTTTAGCGGGCGGTGCTGATGCATTACCAACGGCAGGAAATATAATAACGGCATTCGATAAGTTTGCTAATGCCGATTCTGTAGATGTCAGCTTGTTAATGGCAGGCGCAACAACAGGTACAACAATACCAAATGCTTTAATTTCTATTGCAGAAGCCCGCAAAGATTGTTTAGTTTTTGTTTCACCTCAGTTTGATGATGTTGTCAATAATTCAGGTAGTGAAGTTGCAGATATCGGTACAACGGTAGATTCTTTCACTAAATCATCATATGCTGTTATGGATTCTGCATGGAAATATCAGTATGACAAGTACAATGATGTATATCGTTGGGTTCCTCTCAACGGCGATATCGCAGGTCTTTGTGTTCGTACAGACCTTGAAAGAGATCCATGGTTCTCACCAGCAGGTCTAAATCGTGGAATAATTAGAAATGTAGTTAAACTTTCTTGGAATCCAACGAAAGCAAATAGAGATACACTATACAAAGCTGGCGTAAATCCAGTTGTTACTTTCCCAGGTGAAGGTACGATTCTTTATGGTGATAAGACTCTTCTAAACAGACCAAGCGCATTCGATAGAATCAATGTACGTCGTCTATTCATTGTTCTAGAAAAATCAATCGCAAGAGCCGCACGTTCATCATTATTCGAGTTTAATGATGAATTTACTCGTGCAGCATTTGTCAATTTAGTTGAACCCTATCTAAGAGATGTTCAAGGTCGTAGAGGCATCTATGATTTCCGTGTAGTGTGTGATACGACAAACAACACTCCAGAAGTAATTGATAGAAATGAATTTGTTGGTGATATTTACATCAAGCCTGCTCGTTCAATCAACTTCATTCAACTTAACTTTGTTGCAGTTAGAACAGGTGTTGCGTTTGAAGAAGTTGTTGGAAGATTTTAATAAATAAAGAGAGATAGGAGAAAAATAAATGGCTTTTAATATCAACGAATTCCGCTCTCAGATGCAGGGAGATGGAGCCCGCCCAAATTTATTTGAGGTGACGCTTCCTTTCCCAGCCTTCTCATTGCCAGGAAATGCACAGACGAAAATGTCTTTTATGTGCAGAACCGCTCAATTGCCAGGTTCAACAGTTGGCACAGTACCAGTTCAATACTTCGGTCGTGAATTGAAGTTTGCGGGTAATAGAACATTCACAGATTGGTCTATTACAATTATTAATGATGAAGACTTTGTAATTCGTAATGCATTTGAAAGATGGATGAACGGTATCAATAGTCACAGTTTAAACCTTCGTAATCCTGCTGCTGCTTCTGCTTTAGGCTATAGTGTTGATGGAGAAGTTCGTCAATATGGTAAGGGTGGAAATATTCTAAAGAAATATAAATTCATTGGTCTATTCCCAACCGATATTTCCGCTATTGATGTAGACTGGTCCGCAAACGATTCTATTGAAGAGTTTTCGGTCAATCTCACATATCAGTGGTGGGAATCAGTAGAGGATGCAGTAGTTTAATTATAGAGGGGCAAATGCTCCTCTATTTTCATAATGTAAAAGGAAACTAAGTGGCTATAAGACTATTCGGATTTACGTTAGGTCAAAAAGACATAGTAAAGAAGGAAGATCCTCAACAGGCTTCCTTCTCTTTACCTACTGATGCATTGGATGATGGTGCAGTTACCATCACACAAAATGCACATTTCGGTACCTATGTTGATTTAGAAGGTTCTGTTCGTAATGAATTAGAACTAATCACTCGCTATCGTGAGATGTCTAATCATCCCGAATGCGATCAAGCTATTACAGAAATTGTGGATGAAGCTATCTGTCACGATAAAGATGGTAGAGTTGTAGATATTGTTCTTGATGATTTGAAACAACCTGAGACTATCAAAAAGAAAATCAGAGAAGAGTTCGATCTTATATTGAAGATGTTAAACTTTTCTAATTTAGCAGATGATATGTTTAGACGTTGGTACATAGATGGTAGAATTTACTATCATGTTATTGTGAATGAAGCTAATCCCAAAGAAGGAATAAAAGAACTTAGATATATTGATCCCAGAAAGATTCGTAAAGTTCGTGAGGTTCAAAAAGGAAAAGATCCTAGAAGCGGCGCAGAGATTATTAAATCGATTGCCGATTATTATATTTACAATGACAGAGGTACAACAACGCAGTCATTTACAGCAGCAGCGAATCAAGGACTAAGAATTTCTCCAGAGTCTATCATTAATGTCAACTCTGGTTTGATGGATGCAAAAAATACATTCGTTATTTCTTTTTTACATAAAGCAATTAAACCTCTCAATCAATTAAGAATGATTGAAGATGCTACTGTCATTTATAGAATCAGCAGAGCACCAGAACGAAGAGTTTTCTATATCGACGTTGGTAATTTACCTAAAGGTAAAGCTGAACAATATATTCGTGATATTATGATCAAGTATCGTAATAAAATGGTCTATGATGCGAGCACAGGCGAATTAAGAGATGATCGTAAACATCTTTCTATGTTGGAAGATTTTTGGTTACCGAGGCGCGAGGGTGGTAAAGGTACAGAAATCACTACATTACCTGCTGGACAAAATCTAGGACAGATGGATGATGTATTGTATTTTCAGAAAAAATTATTTCAGTCGATGAATGTTCCATATTCGAGACTTGAAGCACAACAAGGTGGTTTGGTTGGACTAGGTAGATCAACAGAAGTCACTCGTGATGAATTGAAGTTTAATAAATTCATCACAAAGATTCGTAATAAATTTTCTAAGATATTTGATGAAGCTTTAGAAACACAATTAGTTCTTAAAGGTATTTGCACAAAAGAAGAATGGCAAGAGTTTAGAGATGCCATTTATTTTGAATATAAAAAAGATAATAATTTTACAGAGTTGCGTGATGCCGAACTTTGGCAAAATAGAATACAGTTACTAGGGCAAGTTGATCCTTTTGTTGGTAGATATTTTTCACAAGAGTGGGTTAAGAAAAATATTTTACAATTAACAGATGATGATATTAAAGATATGCAAAAACAAATTGATTCAGAGCCTCAACCAGAACAAACTGATGCAAATGGAATGCCAATTCAACAAGATCAGCAACAAGAAGAACAAGAACCAATTGATAATACTTATGAAAAAGGTAGTGAAGAATCAGAAACTCCTGAATTAGATAGTGTAGTTAAACGATTCAGTAGAGTAATAAATACAAGATAAGGAGTTAATTATGGATGCAAGACAATTTTTGGATATGTTAGCCGCAGGTCAAGGTGCGGAAGCTAAAGATGCTTTCGCTGAATTACTTTCAACGAGAGCTATGGAAGCATTAGAAGCAAAAAAACAAGAGATCGCCTCTACATTATTTAATGGAAAAGAAGATAGTGTAGAACAAACTGAAGAACCCGAATCAACCACGGAAACTGAACAAGAAACAGAATGAAATCTTTAGAAGAATTCAAATTTATTCTCGAAGAAGAGAAGAAAGACTATAGCAAGTTCGATGCTTTAGTCCGTGCAGGCTTAGGTAACAAAGCACAAATACAACGTCTTCATCAAATTCTATCTAAGATGGAAGAAGATCATCCATCTTTTAGTAATGCAGATAAACAAATCATACAAAATTTGTTTAATAAAATGATAGATTTGATTACAAATAATCCTCAACTATTTAAACAAACGAAAAGAGCGGTAAGTGAAAGCCTTCACGACACTGCCGATTATAAGCTCAGTAAATCAGGTAAAAAAGTAAGAGCCCACCGTATTAAATTTGATGATGAAGAAGAAAATAAAAAAGAAGTAAAAGAAGAAATTCAATTAGATGAGGCGGTCGCTCTTGATCCTCCATTCATGTTACTTCTTAAAAGAACCGCAATAAGATTATATCCAAATGGAATGAAAGTTGCTGTCTATCATAATGATAAATTAAATAAAGATTTCGCAGTACCTTTCGTTGATAACGAAACGGGATCAATACAATCGGAAGAATATATTGAAGAAGCGGTGATGGATACTCTTCATAAAATTGTTGCAGGTAAGAGTGCTCAAAGTGTTAAGTTTGCCACAGGAGAAACTAGAAAGATTGATCATTTCACTGCATCAGCAATAACACAAGTACATAAAGCCCTGAATGATGAGAACAAGAAAAAATTTGCTGATATGGTACACAAATCTCCAACGCACTTTGAAAAAGCCGCATCATTTGCATTCAGTAAATCAAAATGAGATTAGTAGATTTATTAATTGAAAATAAATTAATTGAGGCTAAACAATTATTTTTTTCTCAATTAAATGAAAGAGTAGCAAAAAGATTAGAAGAAAGACGCAGAGAAATATCGGCAGATATATACGGTGATGATATTGAAGATATATCTGAAGGCAATATAATTAAACAAGGCAGAATACAAAAGATTCGAAGACGAATCAGAAGAGATGCAAAAGGCAGGATAATAGTTCAACGTAATGTAAAAAGATCAGCAGTAAAAGGATATCGAGTATCTGGTAGTACAGTTAAAAGAATACCAGTTACACAGAGAATGCAGAAAGCAAGAAAATTAAAAAGATACTGGAAAACAAAAGGCAAAGCGAGACTAAACAGGACTTTATTGAAAAGAAAAATGTCTATGCGCCGCCGCAAATCAATGGGAATAAGATAAAATGCCATACGAAGTCATAAAGAATCTTAAAGGTACCAGTATTATTCGTGCTGTAGATCCTGGAACTTATACTATTACCTTGAGCGATTTATCAGCTAATACTCAATTAGAAACTGTATCAGCAGTAAATATTAAAAGAGTAACTTGGTCTAGCAATGGTCATATTCATATTGGTAGAGGCACTGACCCAACACCAATGTTAGCACTACACAATGCTGGTCAAATGTATTTCGATGAACTTGGATATTCTATAGCAAATACAAATACAGGTAATGTTGTAGTAACTATAGTAACGGGTGGTTCTGTTGCAATAGAAGTATCCAAAACCGCAACGTATTCTACACCACTGGAAAACATATGAAACTAATTAAAGAAACAGTAGAGAATGTTAGATATCTAACAGAAACTACGGAATCTGGTAAGAAAAATTTATACATCGAAGGACCATTTTTAGTTGGTGAACAAGCCAATAGAAATCGTCGCATGTATAAGATCGATACCCTTAGAGAAGAAGTTGGTAGATATACCGAAGAGTATATCAAAAGCAATCGTGCTCTAGGAGAGTTAGGACATCCAGATACTCCTACGATAAATCTTGAAAGAGTTTGTATTAAAATTGAATCTCTTAGAGAAGATGATCAAAATAGATTTATCGGTAAAGCAAAAGTTCTCGAAACTCCATATGGTAATATTGTAAAGAATTTTATTGATTCTGGTGTTAGCTTAGGGGTTTCATCGAGAGGTATGGGTTCTTTGATACCAGGTCAAGACGGTATTAATATTGTCGCTGATGATTTTAGATTAGCAACTGCCGCTGATGTTGTTGCTGATCCTTCTGCGCCTGGTGCGTTTGTAAATGGTATCATGGAAAACAAAGAATGGCTATTTGTTGAAGGTCGTTTTGTTGAAGTTGATATTGATAGAACAAAGCAAGCAATTCAAAGAGCCTCAAGAAAAGACATTGAAAAAGTGGCAGTTCGCCTCTTTGAAAACTTTTTATCAAAACTCTAAAATTATAAATAAATAAACACAAAAGGAGATTCCTAATGGCTACTAACAAACTTTTCGAGGCTGCTGCGGAAATTCTTGCTGCTGGTAAGGGCAAGAATGCTATGCCTCCACAAAAGCTAGAAGGCGAGGTTCAAGTAGCTGGTGGACCAACACCAGAGAACGCAAAGCCTGATGACGATTCACATAAAATGACTTTTACATCCAAGTCTGCAACCGCACCAACAACTAAAGCTTCTGATGCTTCTGCCAAAATGGAAGAAATCGAAAATGAAGAAGTTGTTATTGAAGAAGAACAACTTGAAGAAAAAATGGTTTGGAAAAAGAAAATGAAGGAAGATGTTGATGCATTATTTTCTGATGATGCAAACATCTCTGAAGAGTTCAAAGTTAAAGTTTCTACCATTTTCGAAGCTCGTGTTCAAGACCGCGTTACACAAATCGAAGAACAAATTGAATCTCACTATGCTTCTATGTTAGAAGAAGCAGTTGAGTCCATTAAAGAAGAATTGACCGAGAAGATCAACGATTATGTTGGTTATATCGTTGAAGAATGGATGGAAGAAAACCAAATCGCTATTGAAAAAGGTATTCGTGCAGAACTTACCGAAGACTTTATCAATGGCTTGCGTAATTTATTCGCAGAACATTACATTGATGTTCCTGCTGAAAAAGTTGACCTCGTTGATGAATTGGCAAGTAAAGTTGATGAACTTGAAACCAAACTTAACGAAGAAGTTGAGCGTAGTGTAGAGTACCGTTCGGCACTTATCGAAGCCTGCAAAGAAGTTATCACACACGAAGTATGTGAAGGTTTAGTCGCAACTCAAGTTGAAAAAATTAAAGAACTCGCAGAGGGTGTAGATTTTTCCACAGAGGAAGAATACAGACAAAAACTTGGGATTATCCGCGAAAACTACTTCCCATCAGGCGTAAAGAAAGCTGATGCTACACACCTTAATGAACAAGTAGATGGAGAAGAAAAGGTCGATGTTACCGATCCTATCATGAAATCTATTGTTCAGTCGATTTCAAAAACAACAAGAGTTTAATTTAAAAAATAACAAGGAGATTTAGATGTATCTTTCAGAACAACTTCAGAAAAAGTGGGCTCCAGTTCTTGAGCACGCCGATCTTCCAAAGATCACCGATCCATATAGACGCGCAGTTACCGCTGTCGTGCTTGAAAACCAAGTTCAGGCAATGGCAAAAGAATCTGGCATCCTTACAGAAGCCGCTCCTACCAATGCAGCAGGAACAGGTGGTTTCGGTGGTGCTGATGCACAGAATGCAGGTCCAGTAGCCGGTTTCGACCCAATTCTTATCAGCCTCGTTCGCCGTTCACTTCCAAATCTTATCGCTTATGATATTTGCGGTGTTCAGCCAATGACAGGTCCAACAGGCATGATCTTCGCAATGCGTACTATGTACGGTACAGATCGTAGCGCATCAACAGGTTCAGAAGCTTTCTACAATGAAGCTAACACTGCACACGCAGGTGCCGCTTCAGCATCAGGTCAGCAATCTCTTGCAATGAAAGCAAGCACATCAGATCGTCCATATGGTGTATTTGATGCTAACTCAGTTGCAGCTATGGCTAC